TTTCGTTCATTGTCTCGGTTCTTTCTGTTAGTGGGTTTAACGTACCATATCAAAGCCGTGTACGCAGTAAGTAGCAAAGCGATTATAAAGTGTTTTAGATTGACCACGCGCGCCAACCTTCGCTATAACGGTAAATGGCTAGTGCGCTACGCAAATTAGTTTCTAAATTAAATAGTTCGCTGCAGTCTGTAAGTAGGCCGTGCGCCTGTAAATAGCCGGCAGGCCAATAACGCGACGGTTTGCACCAAAAATAGTTTATTTGCATTACCCCAGCTGAACCGCCGTTAGGGTCGTTTGGGTTAAATGCGTTTGCCGTACAGCGGCTTTCACGTTGTGCTACCGCTATCAGTTTGCCTAGTTCGTGGTCTGGCCAACCTATGTATTTAGCCATATTAAATACTTGCCCGCATAGGTCAATAACAGGCGTTACAAGCGTCGTAGACGTCGTAGGCGTTGTTATACCTATAGGCGCTTCGTATGCTTCGTAAACGCTTGTAAACGGCGTTTGTAAGTCGCTGGCCGTAGGTGCAGGCGGCGGCTTTAATATAAACAATGAAGTAATGGCTACTAGTGCTGAAATAACAGCTTTGGTTAAAAGGGTCATATACGGCCTGACTTTCTCGGTAAGGGGTTAAACAAACCTTAACCTACGCGCTAAACAGTTTGTGGCATATCCTTAAAAACTTGCTGAAATGCTTGTTTTACTAGGTTTGCGTCGCTGGCCATAGCTAAAGAAATTTCCGCGTGCAGCCAATCCCCGCCAGACCATTTGCCTTTTATCCAAGTACCCCTATCGCATTTCCAGCTTCTGTTTTCGTGATAGTCAATTACTAATTCTATTTGTAAAACGTCTGCATTTTCTAACAGCTTGTATATAAACGGCATAGCAATTTTGCGCCCGTCTACTAAACCTTTATCTGTCATTTTACGGTAGCTAAAATCTGTAGCCAGCCCGCGCGCGTGATTAGATAACTGGCCAGGCTTTGTGCGAATATCGCGCACTACCCAACTGCCATTATTCCAAAGCGAACCCATAGACCGTTTAACTACCTGCCGTATAAATTCGTCATTACCCGCTAACGGGCCAGAAGCTACCGGCGCTTTAACAGCTGTATACGGTCTAGTCATCTTCGTTTAAATATTCGTTACGTTTGCTTTTAATACCGTTAGACGCAACCAAGCCCGATAATGTTCCGGTTAAAAAAACTACAATAGTTGACATTAAATCTATAAAGGCCGCGTCGTTTGGGCTTTGTTCTATTGGCTGGCTTACAAACAATAAACCGTAAACCATACCTACGACAATGACGCTAAAAACTAAACCTAACAATACGCCTACCGTAACAATTAGCCGCGCGTGTAGTTCGTCTGGGCTGTATCGGTAGCGTTTCACGGCGTTATCCCGCAACGGTCAGGCACATAACAAGTATTTAGTGCGCTATTTTTTACTTTTGATTTAACCGTTATTGTGTTGTCGCGTGTACTTTCGCAAGCCGTCAACATAAGTATTAACGCAAACAGCCCGTACCGCATTGCATTACGGCTCGTCAACTGATTCAGTTAATACCGGCGGCACAAATTCGCCGTACTCGCCTAACAACGGGTCAAATGTATATCCGATACCTGCGTAGCAACCACGAAAATTTGCGTTGTAACTTGTTTGCGCCCAAGTGCCAGCAAACTTCAATCCGTTAGCAATGTAGGCGCGCCCTGCGCTATCTGTATCAGGGAAATCTAAAGTTGGTTCACCGCAAATATCGTTGCTGATACTGATGACTTGAACAACAATGTTGTTTTCTAGTTTCGCAAAGTAAGCCATCAATTGCCCCACTTAATAGTGCCGCTGTCGTTAAATGTGTAAACATAAAAACCTGTTGGATTAGTAACTGTTGCACCAATTGCAAGTCCAACTGCAACTGTGTCAGGCGTTCGCAAAATTACTACGCCTTTTCCGCCTGCTGCGCCGTTTACAAGGTTTGGTACGCCGCCGCCGCCACCGCCGCCACGGTTTACTGTGCCTGCTGTTGGCGGATTGCCACCGTTACCACCACCGCCAACGCCACCTGAACCATTTGTACCGCCGTTTGATGTACCGCCGCCGCCACCACCATATGTAACTGAAGAACCTGTAATTGAAATTGCAACGCCTGCACCACCTGCACCACCTACGAGTGTTAAAGAGTTTGTGCCAACTGCACCTGCACCGCCGCCGCCGCCGCCTGCATAACCGCCGCTGGGTGAACTACCGCCTGCAAATCCTTGGTTTGCTGTACCTGTGCCACCTGCACGACCAGTAACATCACCGCCGCCGCCGCCGCCGCTACCACCGTTGTTAGTTGAATTGTCAGTACCACCGCGACCCCCACCGACTGAAGTAATTGTCGTTAAGCCTGTACCGCTAATTGAACTATCTACACCGTTTGATGAGTTTGCACCACCTGCACCAATTGTAATTGTGTAAGTAACACCCTTAGTAGGTGCAAACGCAGTTTCTAAACTACCGCCGCCGCCTGTTGCTGTAACGGTGCTACGCAAACCACCAGCACCACCACCACCACCAGCAGAAGTTGTATTTGCTAAACCACCACCACCACCGCCGGCGAGAACAAGATAATCAACAGCAGACGGCAACGCTGCGCCGCCCCCTAAGTTAAAAAAAGTAAAAGTTGACGCCGACAATGCAAGTAAATAGCCGCCCCCATATTGCGCCAAAGCAAGCGAACCGCTTGTGTTAATAGTTACGCCCGCACCCGCCGTAATCGTGCAAGTGCCTGCACCTTTGTTAGCAACCTGAATAACATCACCGACAGTAAAAATACTGTTATTAACCGTAATTGTTGTAGCGCTCGCGCTGTTCATAATTGTACGTTTGTAAGTATCGGTTGCAGTTAAAACGTAGCTAGCGGTTTTATCCGATATAGGTAAATTTTGTATGTCGTTTAATTGCTGCGCTGTTAAAACAGACGAAGCGACAAATGGAAACGGCGTAGTCATAGTGTCCTTACTTTACCCTAAAACGTTATCTGCGTCTAGTATGCCAAAAATAGCGTCATCTAAAATTAGTTCATAAACGATAGTTGTAGGGCTAGTAAACAGCAATATTTTATGGCCGTCGCCAATATTTAGCGTATGTTCTACGCCTTCAATACTTAATTCTTGCGCTAGTTCTGTAGTGCCAGCGCCGCTAGTAAACGTTTTTTCTACCGTTATTGTGTCGCCTATATCTATTATGGCTACCGTGTCGCGCTGGGCTGTATTCAACATATTTAAAGCCGTGCCTACAGACGTGTAACGCGGTTCTGGTTCGCCTTCAAGCAGGTAGGTAGCCAGCGTTGCGGCTGCTGTGTCGTTATGTAAAAGGCTGTTTGTAATGCTTTGGGTTTGTATAAAGTATTTGGCTTGGCTGGCTGCGTCGTCTGCTGTTTGCGGGTTATTGCTACCTAAAATTTGTACTACTGCACGGTTTACTACTTGGTCAGCTTCAAAACTAATGCCTAAAGAATTAAATTTTATTTCTGTGCCGTCGTCGTGAAAGTCTGCTACCGACCCGCTAAGCGTATTTCCTACACGCGGCGTAAACGTCAATTTGCCGTCGCGCGACATATATAAACGGCCCTGCTCAGCTTCGTTTATATTTGTGCAATAACTTAAAACGTTTGTACCCTGGCTGATAGTAAAAGCTGCAGCGCCGCCTAACGTTTGCGTACCTGTAGTAATAGCGCGCTGCGCTATCGGGAAGTTAACTTCTGGTAAATCTAAAACCGCTGTAAGCCGGGCGCTTGTTAATTCTTCGCTTACGTTAAATTCATCTAAAACGGTTTGGCTTAATAAATAAAAATCGTCTGCACAAAAAACCGTTACCGTATCTATGCCACCTAAAGCAAAATTGTAATCATAGTTAACTATGTAGCCTTTAAATAAATATTCGGCGTTATTTAAATCGTCGTATCGGATTAGCTCAACTTTACGCATAGGCGCTAAACCCGGTTGCGCTGTAGCGGCGTCAAAATACGGACTAAGTTCGTCAAACGGGTTAAAAATTCCGCTGGTATCGCTAAGCGTGAAAGTCATAGTGCCAGTACCAAACTGGTCGCCTTGGTCGCGTCTGCCGCGCCTAACGTTGACGCCTACGCAACCTTCTAAAACGCCTGCAAAATTAGTAGTGCCGTTTAAAACATATTGCGTATTATTTAAAACGCCTTGCGGGTTTGCGTCTAAAATAAATGCGTCTTGTACAAAACCTGTATCTATAAACAGTTCGTAATTACCTGAACCTACAACAGCTACCCCAGCCATTACGAAATTGCTAACTGCGAAGGCCCAGCCAAACGGTTATAGGCAAGCATTGCGTTATTCACCGCTACCGCTGTTTCTGCAGTAGTAGCCAAACCACCCGTAACGTTAATAGTTACGTTACCTAACGGCCTGCCTTTATCTGTAGGCGCACCTATTGGCCCAAACGTAGGCATACTTGGACCAGTAAGGCCCGGCGTGCTGTTAATAGAGTCGCCAAAACCTGCGCCAATACCTTTAACGTCAGCCAAATTTATACCCTTTTTACCTAGTTTGGCTTGCGCTATCGCCATAGCCGCTTCAACGCCTGCTAAGTATTGTTGCGCGTTAGAAACGCCTGCCGCATAAAATTTGCTTGCCGACAAATTAGCAATACTTTCAGCTATTGCGTTAGTTTCGGCTACAAGTTTGTTAGCCCGCAAAACGTTTTCGCTGGATTGTAAAAGCTCTTTAGCAATAGCTGCGCCGCTATCTATGCCAGCGTCTATAACTTGCTGTAACGCTTCTTGAGATAAACCACTAGCTAACAGCTGTTCTACTAAGCCTGCAAATTCTTTAGCTTTATCGGCCTGTTTTTGTAACGCACTAAAAAACGTTAAACCTGCGTCTTCGCCGCCTTCTTCAAAAGCTGCACCAAAATCTAAAGCACCTTTAATAACGTCGCTAACCGATTTATAAAAATCGTTAAAAGCGTCTTGCGCTTTTTTAAGCCGGTCTTTAGCAGCGTCTAAAGCGTCGCCCATTTCTTTATTTAAAGCTTCTGAAGCTTCTTTCACGGCTTGCGTTACTTTAGTTACTGCACCTTTACCGCCTTTAGGGTCGTCGTCTGCTAACCCTTCTAACTTAGGCACAACGCCTTCAATAGCTTTACCAAAACCTTCGTAAGCCTGATTAGTTTCTACAATGGTTTTATTTTGATTAGCTAAAGCGCTTTGCGCGTTATTAACGTTAGTTAAAAGCTGGTCAAAAAAATTGTTACTATCTTCTTGAATTTTGCGCGTAAATTGTGCAACGCCTGCCGCTGCTATCGTTTTGCCAAAATCACCTAACGCGCCTTTTAAATCACCTTTAAAAAACTTAACGGCTGTAGAAACAGCTTTAAACGCTTCATAAGTAATTGCTGCAGTTCTAACTACTTCAAGTAACGCGTTTACAGCCTGTTTAGACCCTGCAATAACTGCCGGACCAAACCCGCCCATAACAGAAATAGCGTCGGTCAAACTCTTACTAACGCCTTTACCGCCCGTTAAACCGCTAACAAAACGGTCTAACGCTGGCACTATGTAATCGTTAGTAAACGCAACTATTTTTTGAAACGCTGGCAATAATGCTTCGCCAATCTTTATTTTAACGTTTTCAATTTGTGCGCTTAAAATTCTTTGCTGGTTAGCTAAACCGTCTGAAGTTCTAGCAAAGTCGCCTTGCGCGTCGCCTGTTTGTTCGTAAATAACTTTTTGTGCAGCTAAGATTTTTTGTTGCGCTGTTAACGCACCGCTGCCGCTATATATGCCCAATTCCATAGCAGCGCTTTTTAGTGTTGCGTCATTAAGCAATACGCCAAATTTGCGTAACGGTTCGGCTTCGCCGCGTAGCGCTGAACCAATAGCGTTAATAGCTTCGTCTGGGGTTGTGTTATTAAACGACGCTAAATCTGCTGACAACGTAATAAAATCAGTTGTAAACGTCGCTAACTCTTCGCCCGCTATGCCAGCTGCTTTACCAAATGTGCCGAACGTACCGGCAGCCGCTAGAACTTGGTTTTGACTTTGGCCAATATCCCTAGCGGCGGTTTTACTAAAATCTGTAATAGCTTTGCCAGCCTGACCAAAAATAACGCCGATTTTGCTAGTGTTTTCTTGTAAGTCGCTGGCTGCTTGAATAGCTGGGTAAAGGCCTTTAGTAAACGCTAAAACTGAACCAGTAACAGCAATAAGGCCAGGCACTACAGAAGCCTTCAAAATGCTGCCGACTTTGCCAGCTGAACCGCTTAAACCGCCTAACGCTTTTTCTGCAGCGTTTAAACCCTTAGGGTCAAACGTGCTAACTATCGGTATGTTAATTGCCATAACGGGCCTTTAAATTTTTGTTTAATACTTTTGTAACTTCGTCAATAATTTCAACTACTGCAAATTCCACAGTTTTACGATTTTTTTCTACTGCCGGGTCTATTGCGCGCGGCTGGCTACCTACTTCTACATTCAAGTTAGTTACAAACTGGCCTTTAGTTTTAATGCCGGCGTGGTCATAAATAGCGCCTGCTGCGTCTGTTTGCTGAGCCACCATAAGTTGATAGGGCCTAGCGCCAAACGTAACGCTATGGCTTTCGCGTGGGTTAGTTTCGGCGTCAAACTTATCTTTAAACTGGACCGTGCCGCCCCTACTACCGCGCCTACCTACCTTAATTTTAAAACCAGCTTTTACGCTTTTGTTATCCCAGTACACTTCGCGGCCTTTAATAAGTTTGCCGCGCGCCATACCAGACAACGGCGGCGCGTCGCCTACAAGTTGCCGTGCTGTAGTAATAATTTCTGTACCAGCGCCTTTAATACGTTTAGTTATTTCACGCCTGTAAACCTTGTCAAATTTGTTTAACTCGGCAAGCGTTTTTTGTACGTCAGAAATTTGAAGCGTTAACGGACTAGACATACGTTTTATTTCTTTTGTTTAAAATTTCTATTACTGCGTAAACGTCGCCTAGTTCATACGGTACGTTATTAGGCCAATAGCCAGTAGCTACTAGTATTTCGGCCATTACATACCTTAAGCTTCCGGGTCTGCTTTTGGGTCGTGCTGTTCAATTACTTCAATGTTTTTTAAACTGCCGATAAATAAATCTAGGTTTGCTGGCACTGTAATTTTGTTTAACCGGCTGGCTTCGTAACACATATAAGCCAAATCTTCTACGCCTATGCCTGCAGCCATATCTGACGCTTTGCGCTTATATTTTCTTTCCCAAGAAACCAAAGTCATTAAATTGGTTTGTACTTCGTATTCTGTGCCGTCGTTAAATACGGCTTTAAGTGTTAATTGCATTACTTGCCTTTCTCGGTACGGCGTTTATTAAACGCGGTTTTTTTTGT